TGGATCAAGTTGGACAGAAAGAGATACTGGTAGAACCAGTGCAGGCACATATGATTTTGAAAGATTCAACTTTGACGGTAATGATAAGTTAATTGTTGTAGATGGTAACAATGCACCTACAGTATTTAACACATCATTTAGTGCAACAGACATAAGTGAAAGCACAGTATCTGGTGCTAAATTTGTAACTGTATTTAAAGATCATATGTTTTATGCAGGAATGTCCAGTACACCTCAAGAAATAGTTTTTAGTGTAGGCTTTGATGAAGATGCGTTTAACAGTGGCTCTGGTGCAGGTAGTGTAAAAGTAGACGACACAGTAACAGGACTTAAAGTATTCCGTGACAATTTATTTATATTTTGTGAAAACAGAATATTCCAAATGACAGGATCAAGTTCTAGTGACTTTGCAGTAAAACCTGTAACAAGAAACATAGGATGTGTAAACGGACAGACCATACAAGAATTTGCAGGTGACTTAATATTCTTAGGACCTGACGGATTACGTACCATTGCAGGTACTGCAAGAATTGGTGACGTTGAGTTGGGTACAATTAGTTCTAACGTACAGTCTATTTTTGATACCAATCTAGCAGATGCAGGTAGTTTTACATCAATCGTAATACCTGAAAAGACGCAATACAGAATATTTTTTACGAAGAGTGGTCAAGGAGAAAACTCTACAAAAGGAGTCATATGTGTTCTTAGAGGACAACAATTTGAATTTGCTGAGTTAAAAGGTATAAGACCGACTTCAACAGATACTTTCGTATCAGCAGGTAATGTTATAGCCATACATGGATCAGGTGATGGATTTGTGTACAGACAAGAGTCAGGTAATGATTTTGATGGCACAGCAATACTTGGAAGATACCGTAGTCCTGATTTAACAATGAACGATCCGGGAATACGAAAAAACATGCAAAGGGTGATAGTTAACTATGCACCTGAATCTTCTATTGACGCAGACCTATTTATTCGGTATGATTATGAGAGTAGAGAGTCTGCTCGACCTGCAGCTTATCCTTTAGATTCAGAAGACATAGCAGCAATATATGGCACATCAACTTACGGTTCAACATCAACTTCATCAGGAACGTATGGTGGTGCATCACAACCTCTTGTAAGACAGCCTGTAGAAGGATCAGGATTTGCAGTAGCCTTGAGAGTGAATGATGGGGGAACAACTGCACCCTATTCACTAAAAGGATTTCAATTAGAATATCAATTAGGAGCTAGAAGATAAATGGGAGCAACCTACACCAGACAATCTTCTTACACTGACGGAGACGTAATAACTGCAGCTCATACCAATGATGAGTTCAATCAGTTATTAGCAGCCTTCCAAGCAAGTAGTGGACACACCCACGATGGTACAGCCAACGAAGGTGGCCCTATAACTAAATTATTAGGCAACACACTTACGTTCGGTGCAGGAACAGCAGGCACAGATATAACAATTACCTTTGATGGTGAAACATCAGATGGTGTACTAAAATGGATGGAAGATGAAGATTACTTCGAATTTAGTGACGACATACTTATTGCTTCTACAGAGAAGCTACAATTTAGAGACACAGCAATATACATCAATTCCAGTACGGATGGACAACTAGATCTCGTAGCAGATACTGAAATACAGATTGCTGCAACAACTATTGATATAAACGGTAATGTAGATATATCAGGCACACTTACAATAGGTAGTGCAGGTATATCTGAAACAGAACTTGAAATACTTGATGGTGCTACAGTAACAACAACAGAATTAAATATACTAGATGGAGACACAAGTGCTACATCTACAACTGTAGCAGATGCAGACCGAGTTGTATTTAACGATGCAGGTACAATGAAGCAAGTAGCAGTCACAGACTTAGCTGCTTACTTTGATGATGAAATAACTGCAATGCCTAATCTTGTAACAGTAGGTGCATTAGATAGTGGTTCTATTACATCAGGATTTGGTAACATTAATACAGGCTCATCTACTATAACAACCACAGGTTTAATAACAGGTGGTTCATTAGATATAGATGATGTTGTTATAAATGGTAGCACTATTGGTCACACAGATGACACAGACCTTATAACTGTTGCAAATGGTATAGCAACAATAGCAGGTGAAATATCTGTAACTACACTAGACATTGGTGGCACTAATGTAACTTCTACTGCTACAGAACTAAACATTATGGATGGTGACACTTCTGCAACATCAACAACACTTGCAGACGCAGATAGAGTTGTTGTTAATGATGCAGGAACAATGAAGCAGGTTGCACTAACCGACTTTGAAACTTACTTTGAATCTGCATTAGATACACTATCAAACGTAACAACAGTTGGTGCATTAAATAGTGGCTCTATTACATCAGGCTTTGGTGCAATAAACAATGGTTCATCAGCTATAACAACTACAGGTACAATTACATATGGTAATTTATCTGATGGTACTATAACAATAACTGCATTTGTTGATGAAGATGATATGACATCTAACAGTGCTACTCTCGTGCCTACACAACAGTCTGTAAAGGCTTACGTTGATGCACAGATAACTGCAGAAGACTTAGACTTCCAAGCAGATAGTGGTGGTGCATTAAGCATTGACTTAGACAGTGAAACTTTAACATTTACAGGTGGCACAGGTATAGATACAAGTGGTAGTGGTAACGCTGTTACTTTTGCTATAGACTCTACTGTAGCTACACTAGCAGGTACACAGACCTTTACAAATAAAACATTAACTTCACCAAAGATAAACGAAAATGTAGCATTAACAGCTACTGCAACAGAATTAAACTTATTAGATGGTGTGTCAGGATTAGTACAAGCTGACTTTACAAAATTAGCTGCAGTAGACGCTACTGCCGCAGAGTTAAACATAATTGATGGTGATACGTCTGCAACATCAACAACACTAGCAGATGCAGACAGATTTGTTACAAATGATAGTGGTACTATGAAACAAGTAGCATTGACAGATGTAAAAACTTATTTAACAAGTGCAGGCTTCTCTACAGAAGATCCGACAGCACTTGCAATAGCATTAGGATAATATTATGGCAAATACATTTAAAGTAGTAACGAAAGCAGGCGTAACTAGCGAAGATGTCATTTACACAGTAGCAAGTTCTACAACAACGGTTGTGTTGGGAGTTATGCTCGGTAATACGACAACAAGCCAAGTCACTGCTACAGTTACTTTAAGTTCGGACACATCAAACAGAGCAGGTGCTAACAACGAAGCTAACCAAGACGTAGAGTTAGTAACCAATGCTCCTATACCTGCAGGTTCATCACTTGAATTGTTATCAGGTAATAAGGTGGTTATGGAAACAACCGATGTGTTAAAATTAACAGCATCAGGTGCAACTGACATAGCTATATCAATCATGGAGATCACCTAATGGCAATGATAGGTAATCAACTTCCTGCTAACTTTCAGACACCACCTGCAGTTGTAAGGTTCAATGGTGACGGAAGTGATACTACATTCGCATTAGGTAGAACAGTCTCAAATGTTCAAGACATATTGGTATCGGTGGATGGTGTTGTGCAAGATAGCTCTGCTTATACTATTCCTGATGGGTCTACTCTTACTTTTAGTGCAGCTCCTTCTAGTGGAACAAATAATATCTTTGTCTATTTCCTTGAGCTATCAGGTGGTACAATAACACCTGCAGCAGAGAACAAGGGTAACTTTAAAGGTGGTGGGTTGTTTAGAACTAACGCACAATCATTAGGTGCAAACATAACAATACTTGCAACCGAAAATGCACAAGTTACAGGTCCACTAACTATATCAAGTGGTGTAACATTGACAGTTGAAAGTGGTGGAAGGTTGGTAACATCGTGAGTACAATAAAAGTAGATACAGTACAAAGTACAGGTGGTGGTGCAGTTACGCTTACTAATCAACACGCAGCTAAAGTTTTTTGTCATTTTACAATGTCATCAACAACAGCAAGAGACAGTTTAAATATAAGTTCTCTAACAGATGATAAAACAGGAATATTTACCTTAGATTATACAAACAATATGGCAAATGTTAATTATTCACCATTAACAGCAGGTACACACAGAGATGCAGTAACAGAAGCAGGTTGGGTGCTTGCTGTGCAACACGCAGGTTCTGGAGCTGATGACCAAACGACAGGTGAATTAAGTTTATCATCACATAACAGCAGTAGTGCTTTAGTAGATACTGTTCAAGCTACTATGGCTATAATGGGAGACCTAGCATGAGTACCTTAAAGACAAACACCTTAACAGGTACAACTTCAGCAGGTAGCATTGTTGTTACAGGAGAGGGTGGTTCTAACACAACAAACTTACAACAAGGATTGGCAAAAGCGTGGTATCAATTAGATGGTACAGGAACTATTGGAATGAATGATTCTTTTAACATGACAGCTACTACAGACCACGGAACAGGGGAATATACTACTACATTTACAAATGCTATGTCTAGTGATGACTATGCGTTTTTATTTAATGGTGCTAGTCAATCCAATATTGGCTCTAATGGAGTTACTACTACTACTTTAAGGTGTAGATGTCGTGATGGAAGTAATAGTGCTTTAGATTTAGACCCTCTAACTTGTGGAGTAAATGGAGACTTAGCATAATGGCAAACGGAACAATAGCATTTGATACATTAACAACATCTGATTCAGTTAATACTGGCACAGAAAAGTCTATTGATACGAGTTACATTTTTAATGGTGTAAACAAAGTTTGGTTTACATTAGGCATGGATGCAGTTCAAGACGATAGTTTTAATTGTAGTTCTGTAGATGATGATGGTAGTGGAGATTTTGGAATACATTTTACAAACGCTTTTAGTAATGCTTTGTACTCTTCGGCAGTTGCAGTTACAGTTGACGGATTAAATCCTAGAGGTATGGTTCAAAGTCCTAGCAAAACAGCGAGTGCAGTAGAAGTAAGAATGATGAGCATGAATGATGGAAGTGCTACAGAAAGTAATATAACACATACAGAAATGCAAATTTGTGGAGACCTAGCATGACAATAAAAACACCAGAATTTCAAGGTACACATTTATGGGATAGATTGTGTTGGGCAAAAGAAAACTTAGAAGGTAAACAATCATACTATCGCATTGTATTGGAAGACCCTGATGCACCTGAAGAATGTTCTAAGATAACAGT